CCGCCTGTTACCCAAACAGACGCGCCACTGCCCAGAGACTTATCAGTCCAGCTTGCTACATCAGAGTCAAGTGTTCCGTTGGCAACGGCTGCGGTTACGGTGGGGCGGGTTACGAGTGCATCAGACACCCACACGCGCATGAGGGCATCAGTGACCTCAAGCAGGGCGGTGTCGGTTTGGGAGAATACGAAGGGGATGAACTTGGCGGCGTTGTTGGAGGCTGTAGCTCCTATATAAGCCGTGCCGGGGCGCAGCATCATCGAGCCAAGATTACGGGGAATCCAGTTGGTCATGGTCTCCGCAGATATAGCCGTGCGTTCCAGATCAACACGGGCGAGCGCGAGCGGGGATAGTAGTCCCCGGTTAAACGCGAAGAGCGGGGTATTAGCCAATTAGGTTAGACCTGCTGCCACGGTCTCTTGTAGTGCGGCCTCTGTAACGGGAATTGACGAACCTGCCTGGTGCGGGGAATTGCTGTGGTCCCGCCATAGCGTCATTGGATTTGGCGAGCTTCATGGTTTTGTCAAGCCTTTTCTCAACTCTTTCTGCCAGTTCGACATCCTGTGTCAGCCCCATGACTATCTCGTTGGCAAAGTAAGCTGATACGAACTTGTTGAAGGTGGGGGGCCATAATGACAGGTCAAGCCCGAAGTCTGTTGCGTTGCTTACATACTTGATATATATAAGGTCAAGTTCTGCAAACCAGAAATCGTTCTCGTCAGAGTACCTGATAAGGGGGTTGGTGAAGAACTCGTCTGAGCATACCGCTGAAGTCAGCACCCAGTCTGAGGGTTTTGCGAAGGCTCGCCTGTAGCCGAAGTCAGTCGTAACAGACGTGTCATAGTCGAGCTTTATGCTGTTGAGGGCGAACTTCCACTGGGCGCGTTCAAGGCACGCCTCTACCCCGTCATTGTCCCAAACCTGATCCAGCAAGCGGCGAGATTTTCTATCCTCTGTGAGAGATGAAAGGATGCGCTCCCCGCATATCACCAATGCCGCATTGTAGATTTCAAGTTTGGATGTAGCCATTTATATAGTTTCCAGGTATTGAACCAGCCACTTTTCAGCAGCTATTTTGGTGTCCAGTTTTTCGACCATCACCGCACCATCCTTGGATCTGATGATACTGTGCATGGCATGAGGCCCACGCCACTTGTACTCATATCCCACGTTCTTGGCCTTGGCCCTGTTGGATGTAAGGTCGTACCAGTTCAGCTCTTTTAAGTAAGCTGATGTCTTGTCAGCGGATAGGATGAGGTATTCAGCAAAGAACTTGCCGTCATCCTGCCTGACCTCAATCCTGTCGAACTGCTTGAAAGCAACCGCTATGTTTGCCCAGAACGGGGGGTTTAGTAAATCGTCCCGCGTGATGTGGGGTTCTACGGTTGCGACCCAGTAGTTACGAACAGAGTCCTGTAAGTTGATACGTGGGGTTTGTAAAATAACGTCTCGCTTAGGTGCGAGTCCTAATGTTTCTGGCATTTCCTTGTCTCCTCGGAATTAGAAAAAAGGGGGACGAATCCCCCTTAAAGTTTCAACAATTAAGTTGAAGCGATTGAAGCGCCTACCAAGAACTCGGCAGCGCCATTAGCAGATGTTGAAATGGCAGTTAACATGCCGATGTTGAGGATTTGCCCCACACCTGCACTGTTGTAACTTGCACAAATAACAATATCGCCTGCCGCCATACCGAGACGCCCAGCATTACTGAACCAGCCTGTAGATTTCAGGTCGGCAAGTGTTGCTGTGGACGAATAAGACCAGATAGCGCCACCGTCGGCCCCACCAGTAGTCTCGTTACGGTTCTTGCGGCTCAAGAGACCGGAATCCACTCTGCGAGGGGAGTCGGCTGTTGAATAAGTACCCATAATAATATCTCCTTATGCGTATGCCGAACCGTCGGCGGTTATAGTGACAACTCCAGCATTCTGGAGCAGAACTGCCCCCATATACATAGAGCAACGAGCGTAGGAATAATCCTGCTCTTCATCGTAACCTACGGGAGATTGCATCCCAGAGGTATCAGCAGCATGACCAATCGCTGACTTGTGATAAAGATAGTTTTCTTCCGAAGAAGTACCTTTACCTGTCAGGTTTGGATGCTCGATGATGAGCGCATTACGCCAACGGTATGCCATAGGCTGATCACGCCATGAAGGGTCATCGCCAGCGTAAGCACGTAGGTTCACGTAGTCAGCACTGGAGAACTCGGGCGCTTGCTCAAGATAAGCAAGGAACGAGGGTTGACACAACAGGGTGATGTTTGAGTCCCAGGGAACACTTGCGTTAGAAAGTTTAACGCGGGCGTTCTGGAACAAATCAACACTAGGCAGTGTGGTTGAAGAACCTATGGCCACAGTACCAGTTGTTAGCTTGGTTGTGATTTGGTTGTCAATCTTACGATTAACGACCGCCATAGTGGTTTCCTGCATAATCTGACGTTGGTTGCCTTGCGAGGCGAACACATTGAAACCTGTCTTACGAACCAGGTCATGCTCTTCAGTCAGGGTAGCAGACGGGGTAGCAAGGTTATCAGAGCGAGCTGTGATTAAACCATTGACACCACGGGTTGTGGTTTCAGCACCGCCAGAATCAGCGACGAGGAACCGAGCCGTATTACCCTTGATGACCGCTTCGGTAGTTACCGTGTCTCTCAACAGCGATTGATGCTGTTCAAAGCCCGCGATAAATTCCTGGCGATACTGGGTTTGAAAGGCTGTATCTACCATGATAATTTCCTATAAAAAAAAGAAATTGAAAGATAGGGGTATCCTTTGGGGTACGGCGGTGTCCTGTGAGGGGGCCGATTAATCCTTTAAGGGGCCTGCGGTGGTGTAGGGGTCTTTCGAGGTATCCTACGAGGCTTTAGCAGTAGCGTTAATCAATTCTCGATAACGCTCCTGGTGGCCTTCAGATTTAGGGCCTTTCCAATATGGTCCGGTTTTATTCCGCATCATAGTTTCCAGATCCTTCATCTCATCTGTCAACGCGCCATGTAAATCTCCCCCTGCGGGGACTAAGGTGGTTGTCGGATTCTGTATTAGCGCAAGGTCGGCAAGGAACTTCAATGCATCGGGGCTTGACCCCAGCATTGTCCCGTCGCCTAACCGTGCGCCCATTAAATTGTCTTTGATTCCTTCCTGTGCGCCGTCAAGAAGTCCGTGTATCTTGTTCATGTTGACCCGATACTCGTTGCCCCACTCGCTCCTGAGAAGGTCTTCGGTAGTTTCGGTATCTTTGGCGTCTGACTCGTCAATCGCGTCGTCAGCGGCCTTCTGCTGCGCCGTAGCCCAGTCTAAAGCAACCTGTGCGACTTCGGGTTTAAGGTTGTTTTCAAACGCCACGTTGTTTAGCGTCTCGTCCTCGAATTCATACTTCTCGGCAGACTCAGGTATCCCGTTATCTGCTCGCCATGCTGCCTGCTCTTTCTCGGTTCCCTCAGAAGGAAAGTCCTCTACCTTCTTGAAATCACCAGAGCTGATTTTCTGTTGTGCAGACATCAGCGCGTCAAACGCTGCGTTGGGGGATGTGTAGCGGGATAGCCTGTCGAGCTTCCCCTGATCATCACCTGCCCAGTCCTGCCTCCATGATTCGGACCATCCCTGGTCCGTACTCGTAGTCTCCTCAACTACTTCGACTTCCACTGTTTCTTCGGTTCCTTCCGACTCTTCGCTCATTCTTTACTCCTCACCTTTCCAGGTTCCAGTTTTAACATTTTTACAATAGTGTTCCCGCAATAACGCTTGCCCTCGTTAAAGGCTGTTTCGTGTGTATCACCGGGAATGTAACTTTGGTCGTAGGTCGCGCAAACTGAATTGATAATCCACGCCAATGCTCGTTGCTGCATCTGGTCGTTTGCGGTTCCCTGCTCTAGCTGCTGAATTGCCGAAGCGTCAGCGGCTTTATATGGTACTACCTTGCTTTTCATGGTCTCCTCAGACTGCTAGTTTCTGACTTGCATCTCCAATAGTATTTGCCACATCTGCACTTTGCTGCATACGGGCCAGTTCATCGGCTTGAGCATCCTGCTCGTTGCGCTCCTGTATCATCTCGTCCACGTCTTCCTTCGAGTTCATCCAGTCTGCTGGTACGCCTATGCCTGTTAATGAGTCTCTGAGTGCACTACGCATGTCGAGCATGTA